AGAGAACGAAGCACCTAGACGATCCTGAGGTCATTAAGCTGCGTGTCACGCACCCTGAACCTGACATGGTGGCGTTTGCTAGGTACTACATGTATGAAGCTCAGGGGAACGCAACGCGCGCGGCATTGATGGCTGGCTACTCAGAGAATGCTATCCAGCAAACGGCTTCGAGGTTGCTCAGGAACGAAACGGTGAAGCGAGAGATTGCGAGGTTTCGACCTAGCCAAATCAATCCGAACGCTGGCACTATTGCGTCCCTTGAAGAGCGCGCTTTGTTCTTGTCTGAGCTGATGCGTGACACGTCACTTAGCCAGACTGTAAGATTAAGGGCATGTGAGCAGCTTGCTAGAACGCATGGCGACTATGCGAACGCTACGAAGACGGGAGCGGTCGAAGTCGAGATCGTCTACTTAGAGCCTGAAGCGATGTCTGGTAGCGAAGTCGACAGTAAGAAGCAGGCTGAGAAGCATGGCATCGTTCCGTTTGTGGAGTTCAATGACCCTGAGTTTGACGAACCGAACGAGGGGAACTAATGGCCAAGGCCGAAGCCAAGGGCAAGGCCAAGGTCACTAGGATCCTTCCTCATGGTGGCCAGCAAGTCATCCTTGACGGAGTGGTTGAGGCTCGTAAGCGCGGCATCTCCAAGTATGTCGTCATGGCTGGTAGGCGTCTTGGCAAGAGCGTCTTGGCGCGCGACCTCTGCATCCAGAAGGTACTTGAGGGAGGTCGCGTTGGTTATTGGGTGCCGACGTATCCTGATGGAAAGTCAGTGTTCAAATGGTTCGTCACGGCGTTAGGTGGCGAAAGGTCGCCATTAATCTCGACGGTCAACAAGTCGACAAGGCGCATAGAACTGTTGAACGGTGGATCCATTGACCTATGGTCTATGGATCGTGATGGTGCTGGACGTGGCGAGTCGTATCATATTGCAGTGCTTGAAGAGGCCGCCAAGGCGCGCAACCTGCTATCAGCACTCGACGAGACGATTGAAGCGACAACGGCAGACACCAATGGAGAGCTTTGGATCATCTCATCGCCTAGAGGTCGAAACGCCTTCCATGAACTCTATGTGCTTGGGAAGAAAGAGGATTCAGGCTTTGCGTCGTTTCGGGTCCCGTCCTATGCCAACCCCTATCTTTCGCGTGCTAAGCTCTTGGCAATCAAGAAGAGCCTAGAGTCGCGCGGTCGTGGGTGGATCTGGACTCAAGAGTACCTTGCGAAGCCAGCGGATCAAGGTATCAATCCGTTTGACATATCTGTGCTTGATCGTCAGACGCAGGATGAGGTTGAGCCAGGGCCGATTGTTGTCTGGGGTATCGACCTTGCAAAGCGCCAAGACTTTACGGTCATTGTAGGGCTTACAGCGTCCCTAAAGATTGGCGTGTTCCATCGAATCAACAAGATTCCGTGGCCTGACCAAGAAGAGATGATTGTTCAGATCACTTCAGCGCATCCAGACGCTCCAATCCTGATGGACTCAACGGGCATTGGAGATCCTTTGCTTGATTATCTGTTACGTAGAGGCCTTCCGATTGAAGGCTATCACTTTGGAGGGGCTAGAAGAAACCATCTACTAGATGCTTACGCCTTATCGTTTGCGACTGGACAAGCATACGTACTTAGAGGCCAACACTATTTAGAGCTTTCCAAAGCGGAATATGAAGAGAACGCTGGTAGAATTAAGATAACTGTTCCAGAACCGGACCATGATGATTGTATGATGGCCGGGGCTTTGGCACAATGGAAAGCGGAATCAATGGGTTATCCTGCAACATCGCAAGAAACTCAGGTCATACAACAATACAGAACCGCACAACCTCATAGGTTGTCAGCACTGAGAGGATACTAATGATTAAGCCGAAGCATGTAGCGCAGCCCCCCTATTCGCCGCTTACCTCAAGACCGTCTCGCGAAGGGAACCCAGCGCTTCCCCCTTCTGTCCTTCTTGGGCAGTCTGGAAAACCTGGAGTCATTGAGATGATGATCCAGTCGCATATGCGTATTGCTGCGCGCGTCAAGGACGTGTCAGACATGGTGGCAGCCGAATCTAGGATCATTAAGCCACCTATGGACGCAACGCCCGAAGAGTTGCGCTTCACCGATTTGGTTTCTGAGCTTCTGAACGAGATGAAGCGTGACGTACCAAACAACTATGGTTCTCTTGGAGAGAGCCTAGCCGCCGCGTCTTCTGGCGTTTGGTTCGGTCACTGGGTTGCTGAGTGCTCACTCTATCCAGACAGCACGGCGAAATACGGCGCACGCCTTGAGGTCTTCGATATCAACGTATCGACCATCGCGTCTTGGAACCGCGAAAACGGGGTGATGAAGAGCATCACGCAGAAAGCACCGGGTGGAGCGAACACCATTCCAAGGGAGGATTTGGTTATTGTCACTTTCGGTGACCCTTGGCCTACAGGCGATCCGCGCCTGAGACCTGCGGTGTTCTGGAACGAAGCGGCGCGGGAACTGATGATCTCATTCTCTGAGCAAGCTGCTAATGCACCGGGTATCTTGGTCGTCACGGCGTCCAATACCGCAACGCAAGCGCAGATTGAGAAACTTAGATCGTTGATTATCGACTTCAAGACTGAGGCTGGAACGCACGCCGTGATTGTTGGTGGCTCCACCGGTGCAGCGAATGTGCAGATGGTTCAGCCCTCGGCAATCCTGGATCCGACGGGTTACCTCTCGTACTACGACGGACAGCTTGACCAGTTGATGCAGAGCGCCCTTAGCTCCCTTGGTCTCACGGCAGGTTCGGGGTCTAGGGCGCTTGGGGAAACCCTCAGGATCAGCGACGAAGAGCAGTGGGACGCGTCTGTCCGTATTCTGATGAAGAAATGGGGTGATGAGGTGATCGGCTGGATTGCCCGACATTCAAACTACTCAGGTCGCCTTCCGACGATCGAGCGCGAGCGAACTATTCCAGCCCCGTCGCCTGAGGATTTGCTGCGTGAAGCGAAAGAACTGGTTGCGGCTGGAATGATGCGCAACGACGATCCTAGAATCCAGAAGCTCATCTCTCAGGTCTACGGAGAGTTGAGCGTCCAAGAGATGGTGGAGTATCAGCCCCCTACAACCCCTGAGCCCCCTGCAACCCCTGAGCCTGAAGCTCCCGTAGTCATGTCAGCGAAGTGTAGCGATGGGACATGCAACCACAAGGGTGGTTCTTGGGAACTCACAGACGCCTTTGGACAGACCTTCCGCTCTGGAAAGGCGCAGCTATCACCCCTCGAACTCACAGTGATGTGGGGCGCTTGGGAAGACATGCGAGCGAAGAGAGACGAGGCACTTGAGGTTGCTTTGGATAGTGCAACCCAAGAGTACCGAGCGGGAATCTTGGACGTTCTGGACAACCTTCCGAACGATGTTTCGGCTGTCAATCACCCTGAGATTGTAAGCCTGACAGACGCAGCAAGGGCGAGAGTCAAGGATATCGTAGTCGAGTATGGTCAAGGCGTTGCCGAAGACCAAGCAACCCTTGTTCGAAGAGAGCACACGCCAGGATCGTCAAACGTTCCAAGCGATATGACTCAAGGCGACGTCAAGGATGTGAACGACACCTTGCGTCAGTGGGTAGACGAACAAACGTCTTACCAAACAGGACAGGTAGATGCTGCGGTCGAAACGATCCTCTCACGCGTCAAGGGCGAGGTCATGGCGGCATACGTCATTAACCCTAGTGCTATTGGTGGGTTTACGTCGCGTATCACGCCCAAAGGTCTCGCGAAGGAAGCGGCGCCAATAGCTAACAGACTAGAGGACGTGGCGAGAGTTAGGGAGTCATTGGCCGTAGCAGACGAAGACGGTCTAGTCATTGTAGAGGCTACCAGAGTCCATGTGCGCGACGCCAATGCGTGTGATTGGTGCGTTGAGCAAGACGGCATAGTCAACCCATCCGTTGGAAAGGCTGTGTTCCCACAAGACCTTGAACGGTACGCGACTTCAGGTGTCTTCGACCTTCCAGATCCGAACTGCAAAGGTGGTCCAAGCGAGTGTCGTTGCGGTGTTGTGTTGAGGTACGGAAAACCGTCGTAACAAACATTGCGTCATTTAAGGACTAAGCAAACATTGCGTCATTTAAGGACTAAGCAAACATTGCGTCATTTAAGGACTAAGCAAACATTGCGTCATTTAAGGACTAAGCAAACATTGCGTCATTTAAGGACTAAGCAAACATTGCGTCATTTAAGGGCTAAGCAAACATTGCGTCATTTAAGGGCTAAGCAAACATTGCTCCTCACGTCTAAGCTAGCGCAGAATAAGGGCATTCAATATTGTGTTGAGTGTCTTAACAAGCAAACATTGAGTTTGCAAGATTGGAAACTCTGATACATATTGGAGAACATGAACGAAACGAAACTAAAATGGTTTGGCGCGCTTCCGAAGTCGAAGATCCACATCGACAATAGAGTTGTCGACTTTAGTGGTCCCGAGTTTGAGGAAGTCGTGAAGTACGTGACTGAGCAAGTGTCGCGTCACTCGCCAGTAATGGTTGAGGAACACGCACCTGTGGAGTCCGCTGCATCCATTGGCTTGGTCAAGGCTGTTAAGGTTCTGACTCTCGAAGAGGCTC